AAGCAGTTGAGTTCGTTTACATACCGTTAAGATTGAAAAATACTGGCGAAATAGCAGGATTATAATAAGATAAATATTATAGGAGAAACAAATGAGTATATCTACACTATCAAAACTTACAGTCCCATTGAATAGTAGCCAAAGTGCTTCTAATCAAGGTCTGTTAATGCCTAAATTACAGTATCGTTTTAGAGTAAGTTTAGAAAACTTCGGTGTTTCTACACCTACAACAGAATTAACTAAACAGGTGGTAGATATTACAAGACCTAATTTATCTTTTGAACAAGTAACTGTTGATGTTTACAACTCAAAAGTTTACCTTGCTGGTAAGCACACATGGGAAGCAGTAACATTAACTTTAAGAGAAGACGTATCAAACAACGTACAAAAATTAGTTGGTGAACAACTACAGAAACAATTCGATTTCTTTGAACAAAGTGCGGCGGCTTCAGGTTCAGACTACAAATTTGTTACTAGAATAGAAATTACAGATGGTGCTAACGGTGCCAATGCAGTTAACGTTTTAGAAACATTTGAATTGTATGGTTGCTACATAGATTCAGCAAACTACAATCAGTTAGCATACGGTACTAGCGATCCAGTTACTGTAACGCTATCATTAAGATATGACAACGCAATCCAAACTCCACAAGGTACAGGAGTAGGAACAGCAGTAGGTAGAACTACAAATACTCTAATTACAGGCGGCGGTGCATAATTTTCGTAAGCATTTATAAATTTAGAAAGGGGGCTACGGCCCCTTTTTTATTCTGTGACCCACCATTTTTACGATACATAAATACAGTATATGGCAAATTTCTTAAAAGGTTTTTTAGACAACGTACTAAAAGGAACACTAAATCCAAAAGGTAATCTGGCGGATTTTGCCCATGCATCTAGATTATATGTAGATGACAGTTTTAGATTAGCACCCAAGCAAAAGTTTTTATATCATGTTGTTTTTAATTTAAATCCAAACAGTTTGAAATCAGACCCACCACTAGGAAATCATAACAATGAATTGAATATGTTGGTGAAAAATATAGATTTACCTAAGTACACAATTGATATGGCAACTGTACAACAATACAATAAAAAAAGGAAATTACATACACGTATTGCTTATGATCCAGTCACTATTGTATTCCATGATGACAACTATGGTGTGACCACTGCATTATGGGAATCATATTATAGATATTATTTCCAAGATGGAAACTATGCAAAACCTAACACAGTAGGCGATCCATCTACAACATATCCTGAATATAGAAGAAGCCAAATTTTTGAAAGCAATTACAGTAAAAGATTTGGTCTAGATAACGATGCTGTGGAACCATTCTTTACAAGTATTCAAATTTATCAAATGGCAAGGAAAACTTATACTTGCTATACACTTGTTAATCCTTTGATTCAACAATGGCAACACGACACATTGAACAATCAAGAAAGTGGACCAGTTGCTAACCAAATGACAGTAGAATACGAAACAGTTTTTTATTCAAGAGGCAGAGTAATGGCAAACGGTGCACCTACAGGATTTGGGAAGGAACATTACGACAAAACTCCATCTCCTAATTCTTTATCAGGTGGTGGTTCAACAAGTTTACTTGGCACGGGTGGTGTGTTATCAGATTTATTTGGAGCCAACGATGGTCCATACACTTATATAGGAAGTGCTTTAGGAAGTTCAAGAGGCGGGATTACTTTAGGTTCTATAATTAGAACAGCAAACAGATTAAAAAATGCAAAAAAACTTTCTAAAGAAGGTCTTGCACAAGAAGGTTTTAATATACTTACAGGTGCAATAGGAAGGATAGGTGGAACTGCGGATTCGGCTTACGGAATTCCAAACACATTTATTGGTAGAAGTGTAAGTAATATTAGAACAGGTGTTACACTTGGCATTAAAAAAATTAGAGGGGGACTATAATGAGTAATATACCTAATGAATCCAAAGATAGTCAAACACCAGTAAAAGAATTTTTTGACAATTATTTTAATGAAACTTTAACGTTTCCAGGTGCAGAAGTAGATGCTGTTGTAGGATATTTTGAGAGTAGAGGATTCGATAAAACATCTAGTATAAGCACAGCATCAGTTATATTGCAACAAGCAAAAATTGATAACGTAAAAGTATTTGAATTATTAGATACTCTAAAAGGTTTAAATGGAACACAGTTAAGTTACATAGTTACTGAAGTTTTAAACAACAACAGAGTGAACACATCCTCACTTGGTTACAAAGTTCAATCACCTGAAGACCTTACTGAAAAACGCAACATAGTGGTTTAATACAATGGCAAAGTTTGCTCAGGGAAGATATAATATGAAAAATCCTGACAAGTACATTGGTGGAAAAACGCCTCTGTATAGAAGCAGTTGGGAGTTCGCATTTATGAGATTTTGTGATGAAAGTCCAAGCATACAAAAATGGGCAAGTGAATCTATTCGTATTCCATACAGACATCCTTTCACTGGTAAATTTACAATTTACGTTCCAGACTTTTTTATAGCATACGCAGATAAGAATGGAAAACAACACGCAGAGGTAATTGAAATAAAACCAGAAAACCAAACAATCTTAGAAAAAGCAAAGTCAAAACAGAATCAAGGTCAATTAATTGTGAACAGAGCAAAATGGAAAAATGCACAACTATGGTGCAAGAACAAAGGCTTTAGATTTAGAATTATAAATGAAAAAGATATCTTCCATGGCGCAAGATGAGTACGTTAAAAATAAGACAATGGGCGTGGCCCTTTATTAAAAACTTCCGTACATACATAGACGTAGGTGCGTTCAACGGAGACACATCTGGTCCATTTGTAAATGATTTCAAAAGAGTGATAGCATTTGAACCCAGTCCTATAACATTTCCACATATTCCAGATACAGTTGAAAAATACAATGTTGCTTTAGGCAATCAACATGAAATACAAACACTGAAGGTTCCTGGTGGGACTGGAAATCCTGTTCATGGTAGTCTTGTAAGATATGGCAAAGGTGTAATTGAACACGAAGTTCCTGTAAAATGTTTAGACGATTATAATTTTGAGGACGTAGATTTTATAAAAATAGATGTGGAATGGTATGAATTAAAAGTATGTCAAGGTGCGGAAAACACAATTAAAAAATATATGCCTACTATAATGTTTGAAAATAAACGCAACGAAGCAGATGACTGCAAACAATACCTAAAAACACTAGGCTACACTACTAAATGGTACAAATCAGATACCGTTGCTTACACACTTGATAGATAAATACGTATATAATGAAAAGACTAGATATTAGCGATCAAACGGCAATCAGTATGCCAATGAAGAACTTGATAGCCATTGTGTCAGCAGTGGCAGTTGGTGTATGGGCATACTTTGGTGTAATTGAGAGATTAAACAAAATAGAAACCAAAGCAGTGCTTTTGGAAAGAGACATGACAGCCGAAGATGAGAGATTACACAGCGAAGTCACAAAAAATACAGATTTTAGGATCAAATGGCCAAGAGGCGAATTAGGTCAATCACAAAGTGATTTAGAACAATACATGATGATTGAAGAGTTGTACAAAAATATAGATAAAATGCAACAGCATTTAGACAGTATGGCTAACAATAAGATTAATATAGAATTTTTACAAGAACAAATGGAAAAAGCACAAAAGAATATTGATAAACTTAAAGATGCTGATAGGGAAATAGTTTACAAAAACGGAAACGGAAAATAGTGTTTAAAATGTTCGCAATCATGTGCGTGGTCACATTAGTAGATTGCAGAACAATGTATGAGGATCCACCTAGAACATTCAATACAAAGGCAGAATGTTTAGCGGCGGCAGTTGAGAAAGAAAAGAGTACGAGAGAAATGCTTACTGATGAGGACGGATTTTTGACTGTTGAACACCTAGAAGTTGGATGTGAAAAGGAGAAAACGATATGATTGAAACAGTAGTAGCCTTGTTGATGTTCGTTAACAACGAAATCAAGGAACACAGAATCCAAGAAAATATGGCATTGTGTCTAAGGGGAAAAAGAACTGCTGAACGTCAATTTAGTGCAGGTACAAAGTATCAGTGCATCAGGACAAAAGCGGAACTTGAAGAAAACATAGACGGTTCAAGATCAATTAAAAAGATTATAATAGAATAATGGAAAAGTTAATATTTTGGATTATTGTCATTGCGATAGCAACCTATCTTGGAATATACGTTTGGTAGTCAACCATAAATATTTTTAGCAAAAGTTATGACCAAAAAATTAGAAGAATTACTGAATCTGCCCGAATCACAGGAAATTGTGAAAGAGGAAAAAGAGAAGGCAGAAGTACAGGACAAGAAGGCTGAGGACAAACAACAATCATTAGAAGCACAAAAGACAACCATGCGTGATATTGCTGAATTTGACAAGATTGCGGCGGCATTACCTAAGGTAGAAGGACTGGGAGAAATGGGCGATTCCGAGCTCGATGACGTCGGCACACGGGCGATAAGTGCCTATGAGGATCTCATGGACTTAGGCATGAACGTAGAAAGCAGATACAGTGCCCGTATTTTTGAGGTTGCAGGACAGATGTTGAAGACCACTTTAGACGCAAAAGTGGCTAAAATGGACAAGAAATTGAAGATGGTTGACCTACAATTAAAGAAGCAAAAGCAAGACACCAAGTCTGGTGACGGTGATGCAACTGTTATTCCGGGCGAAGGATACGTGGTAACTGACCGGAACAGTTTACTCGAAAAACTTAAAAAGATGGATAAATACAACGATGACAAGTAAATTACAACAGATATTAGCAGAAAGCAAAAGAACATACCCATTCAAAATTGGTATAGTTGGTGAGCCTAAAGACATAGACGTAGGCTTACTAGAAAACGCACTTCAAAAATTCGTAGTAGAAAAAATGAGTTCAGGCAAAAAGACTCCTATTACAAAAAGACCATTGGATTTTCCACACATTGAGAATCAAAGTGTCACATATTTCGACGTAGAATTAACATACCCAACAACAAGTGCTGTATTACACAACTACCTAACAAAATCTTTAGGCATTGCTGAAGCACACATGGTAGTTAGACATCCTAATGAACCAACAGAACAGTATCAAGCAGACAAAGATGATGCTCCATATGAAGCAAAATTAAATTCACCATATGAAGACAGCAAGGACGAACAGAAGTCAGCAGGTTCAAGTAGAGTAATGGATTTATTAAAAGAATTAGAAAAAGACAGAAAAGACAGATCAGCACCAGACGCCGCAAGTGGTATTAAACCAGGCGGTAATGTACTTCCAAACGAAGGCGACAGCAAAAACAAAATGTCACCTATTTCAGGAAAGTCGAAAGGTAAATAATAATATGGA